TGGGGCAGCACAGACGAAATCGAAACTTTCACGGTCACTCTTGCATATGACTGGTGGGAGATTGATACGTCTGGTGACATTACGCCACCTGAGGGCAATAGCGTAGCTTAAATTAGCTCGCTAAATACAGATGAAGATGATGTGTGGAGCCTTCGTGCTCCACATTTTTTATAGCATGTAGTGAGATTAGGAGTATCATGGCATTTAACATTTTTGGCTGGTCACTCAAGCGCACCCAAAAAGAGAATACCCTAAAGTCTGCCGAATCGTTTGTTCTTCCAACTAACGACGACGGCGCAGTAAACGTAGAGGGCGTTGCTGGAGCATACGGCGCGTACATCGACTTCGACTCTACGGTCAAAAACGAGTTTGAGCTAGTCACTCGTTACAGAGAGCTTTCGCTTCTTCCTGAAGTGGATTTTGCTATCGACGACATTGTAAACGAGATGATCGTAATCGACGGCGAGAACGATGCAATTCAACTCAACCTCTCTGATGTCAAAACATCCACGACTGTAAAAAAGGCGATTCAAAAAGAGTTTGAGTCTGTGCTTTCTCTGCTCGACTGGAACAATCAAGCATACGAAATAGTGAAGAAGTGGTACGTTGACGGAAGATTGTTTCATCACCTCATAATCGATGAGAAATCGCCAACCAAGGGCATACTTGAGCTTCGTTACATCGACCCGAGACAGATACGAAAAGTTAGAGAGATTGAAAAAGATATTGATCAAGAAACAGGAGTCGAGCTTGTTCGTGTCAGAGACGAGTACTACACATACAATTCTCGTGGCATATCTTACAACACATCGTCCGCATACTCTTCTATAGGAACTGTAGGTGGTGTCAAAATCAGACCCGACTGTATTTGTTACACACATTCAGGTATCGTAGACAAGTACAGTGCGTCTGTTTTATCAAACTTACATAAAGCCATCAAGCCGATCAATCAGCTAAAGATGATGGAAGATGCCATGGTGATATATCGTATCGCTCGTGCTCCTGAACGGCGAATCTTCTACGTTGATGTAGGAAACTTACCAAAGTCCAAAGCAGATGACTATCTTCGCAGCGTCATGCAACGCTATAGAAACAAGTTGCAGTACAATATCGAAACTGGTGAGATGAAAGATGATCGACGCTTCATGTCGATGCTTGAAGACTACTGGCTTCCTAGACGAGAAGGCTCTCAAGGAACATCAATCGAGACTCTTCCTGGTGGAGAGAACCTTGGTGAGATGGCCGACGTTGACTACTTTCAGAAAGCAGTGTATAGAGCACTGAATGTTCCAACATCAAGACTAGACTCTGCTAATGGATTTCAGCTTGGTAAAGCAGCGGAAATCTCTCGTGATGAAATCAAGTTCTCAAAGTTCATTACTAGACTGCGCTCTCGCTTCACACAGCTATTTAATGAGCTATTGAAGACGCAGCTCATACTGAAGAAGGTCATCAATCAAGACGAGTGGCTAGACATCAGAAACCAAATCAAGTATAAGTTCAACACAGACAATCACTTTGCAGAGTTGAAAGAAGTAGAAATCATGAAGTCTCGACTTGAGATACTTCAGTCTATAGACACGTTTTCTGGAAAATACTTCTCAACAAAGTATATCAAACAGCATGTGTTGAGACAGTCTTCAGATGAGCAGGAGCAGATTGAGAAAGAGATTCGAGAAGATGGACTAGAGCCCATTAAGGGGCCTCTAGATCAAGCACAGCAAGATTCCACAAACGATGTTGACGGTGATCTAAGCGACGATACAGATGTGGAAGAAGATATCGTGATGTGATAAATACTTAATAGAGTAAATACTCAATAGAGGTGTCTATGTCCAAAAAGAATGTTAAGAAAGCAATCGAATCAGTCGCATCAGGTGATGTTCGTGGACTTAAGAAGAACATTCAAGACGCTCTTGTGTCAAAGGTTCGCAAGGCACTTGATATCAAAGAGAAGAAGATTGCAAAGGGTCTGATTGAAGATGCCACAAAGACTTCTATACATGAAGCAGATGTCACTAGAGGATCAAAAACTAGCATTTCTTTTCCATCAAAAGCTGAGTGTGTCGTTCTAGGAAGTGACAAAGGATTCGATGAAGTCACAAAAAAGAAAGTCACGAGCGGGGTGAGGAAAGGCAGCAAGTTCAGCGCAAAAAGCACAGACGATATTCTTTCAACTCTAAAGTGTGACAAGCATCAGATTCAGACAGATCAACTGAAGAAAATAAAAGCTGGTGTGAAGACTCTCTATGTGTTTGTTTGTCCATTTCATGCGTATGAAAATGGCGATAGAGTTGTTCAAGTGTTCGCAGATAAAAACACAGCACAAGAATGGTATGATGGAGCAGTAGATTACGACTCGTCGCCTGGGGACACAAACGATGATGTTTATTGGCACACTTAAAATTTGAAAGAGAACCTCATGGCAAAAAACACTGTAAAGAAAGCAATCGAATCAGTCGCATCAGGTGATGTTCGTGGACTTAAGAAGAACATTCAAGACGCTCTTGTGTCAAAGGTTCGCAAGGCACTTGATATCAAAGAGAAGAAGATTGCAAAGGGTCTGATTGAAGCTGCAACAACATCTTAAAACTACAAATACCAAAATGAAACTCATTTGCGAAATCACAGAAGAGATCAAAGTAATCAAAGAAGGTGCGACTGACGCGCAGAAGAATTACTTCATCGAAGGAATCTTTCTTCAAGCAGAACTGAAGAACAGAAACGGACGAATGTATCCACAAGAGATGCTTCAGCGCGAAATTAGCCGATATGTAACTGAGTATGTCGATAAGAAGAGGGCGTTTGGTGAGCTTGGACATCCAGACGGTCCTACTATCAATCTCGACCGCGTTTCGCACATGATTGTTGATCTCAAAGCTGAAGGTTCAAACTTCATCGGTAAAGCAAAGATTCTTGATACCCCAAATGGAAAGATTGTTAAGGCGCTCATTGACGAGGGTGCACAACTTGGCGTGTCATCTCGCGGCATGGGTTCAATACGCACAGAAGGTGTAGATATTCAAGTTGTTCAAGACGACTTCTATCTTTCTACAGCAGCCGATATTGTTGCAGACCCTTCTGCGCCTGATGCTTTTGTAAACGGCATCATGGAAGGAAAAGAGTGGGTGTGGCACAACGGCGTTCTCCAAGAGAGAGACGTAGCAAGCATTAAGCGACAGATTACAAAAGCCACAAAGAAGAACATTCAGCGCGTGAGCATAGAAGCGTTTGAGTCATTCATGAAAAAGCTAGAAGGGAAGTAATATCCACTCTCTGCATAAATACAGAGATGTTGTTATGATGCTTTCTTGTTATTATTTTGAACGATCAGGATATTAAATGGCCAACAACCTCTACGACAAGGCACGAGAAGCTTTCCTCAATGGCGAAATAAGCTGGAAAGAAGACACAATCAAAGTTGTTCTTGTTGGCACTCCACTAGGCGGCACTTCAACATACACTGCAAAGACCGCCGGTTCCACATCACATCAGTTTCTCAGTGACATTCCACAATCAAGTCGATTGGCAACAGCAGATCTTGTCAGAGATTATGATGGAGACAGCAACGACTCTTCTCTCGGTGTTGCAAAAGGGCGCAACGTCACATTCAGCAACGTAACCGGAACTATTAAAGCCATAGTCATATACAAACACACCGGAAACGATGCTACAGCACCTGTGATAGCATATCTCGATGACATAAACGGACAAAACAACACAATCACATCATCAACCCCCGTGACCATCACTTGGGACACACAAAATGGAATCTTCAAGCTGTAGAGCATGTTAGACATCAAAAACTCTTACATAAAGCAGCCGTTTGAGAGAATCCCCATAGAGCTTGATTTTGGCTCTCTCACTGTTTTGCCAAGGGGCGCAAAAGAGATAACAACAGCAACACTCAGCGCAAAGAAGTGGCGACGATCTCTTCCCGACATTGTGGAAGATGCGGCAGAGGTTTTAGTTTCAACAACAGCGTCAATCCTTAGTCCGACCAAGTGTAGAATTCGTTTCCACATTCGAGATGGAATCGACGGCTACAATCT